TTATGAGAACAAATCAGGCTGCTTATGTTTGATTATTCGCTCACGCGCACGATTGATAACTTTACGAATACCGCTTTCAGTCATATTGTACTTGCGGACCAAATAAAAGTAATTATTACCGGTAAACTCATTAAATATGTCCAAATCACGTTTAGCCAGTTTGTAATGAAAGTCTTTTGGAAAAGATATCACTGAGCCGGCATAATGTTCCGCCAAAAAATCGGCAACGCTTACTGCAATCTGCTCACAAACATCCACATCAAGGTTGTAATTTTTACATAGCGCACTCACTTGATCTTCGATGTCGCGAAGAAGCTCGTGTCTTAGGATTTCCATTTGAGAACTCATTAAACCTCCTTAGCGGTGCGTTGTTGCCATTTTTTAAGGCGTTCCAAAACAATTGAAGCTTGAGTATTATCAAGCCAACTAACAAAATGAATAGGTTGTCCGTTTTGGTCTCGCGCTATCTTCGATACAAACGTATTGAGAGCGGTTTCGCTACTGTCACGAACAATGCCGGCGTTTGCCATTTCCAACCATTTTGCTCGAATTTTTTTAATGATATTACTGCGGACTGGCGTAGAGCTATGAGCAATTCTTCGCTTACCCGGGGCAACAACGCTAACTTTAAATCCACGTTTTTTCATCTCGGTTAGTACCTTATTAAGCTCAATCAATCCCATATCTTTACAACTATATTTATTCGTAACGGTCATCAAAAAGGCTTTATAGGTATCGTTATCCATACCCAACTTGTTTTTGCCGATATGGATCAGCTTAATTAAATACTTTCTTTGAACATCTCTTGTTGCAGTCATAATTCCTCCAAAACACATTACTCAGCCCACTTCGCTTGAAATGGGCTGTAAATGGGTTTTATTTATTGACGGGCGGTGTTGGTAACGGTTGCCAAAATTTAACAGCAGCGTCTCCAAGTTCGCCATATTCAGTTGAGTACCACGAGCCTTCTTTATAGCCAATAAAAACAACCTCTAATCCCGTATCTTCATGGTCGCCAAAACACAAGACATGCTCTCTATTGTTTGGCTGTTGGTCATTAACACTTATCCAGCAATTATTGTTATGCGCAACGAGTTGTGGACGTTCAATGATATATTCGATTTCATCATACCAAGAACATTCTTTTTCTTCTTGGTTCAGCGGGCGAGTTTGTGATTCGGCTTGCCCCATAACTACGCCATATACTGCTTCTTGGATACGACTTTCATACTCATCCATACAATCTCTATCACACGCCCATTCATACAGGTTTTCAGCGTTTTTTAAGCAAGCCTGTTTAGCGTCTTCAAGCGTGCTATGAATTTTCACCGGATAGCTTTCTTCATAAATATCGACTGAGAAATATTTCTTCATTTTAAAATCTCCCTTGTTATTTATGAGTTATGCATTGGTGCGCCATTCGCCTTTCGGCATTTGGTCTGTCACATCTTCCGCCGCCCATTTCAGGAATTTCTCGGCGGTAATTGTTGGATATTTCCGTCCTGGGCTTACCGTAGGACTGTCATACTGTACGCAAGTCTTGATCCCGTCTTTCGTATAATCTTGTCCTATCCATAAAATTTGTCGGTCATTTAACAACCCTGACCAGTCAATCTGTGGCTTTTTAGCAGAATAAACACGCCCCGGTTTTAAATCGCTTTCTTGTAGCATTATGTTCTCCTTATTTAACAATTCGGGTCGAAAATCGCACCGCACTCATGTGTTACCGGTGCTGTTTTAAATCGATAACCAAATGATTTAGCGTGAGCCAAACTCTTGGCGTAAAGCGTTTTGGCGGTTTCTAAGTCACCGTCCAGGACAAAATCCTGCACTGTTTCAAAGTTGGTGATGATTGCCGCAATTTCGCGGGTGACATCATCTAAATTCATTGTTTGTACTGTCATCTGTTAATCTCCGTCTTTGCCAAAAGTGCGGATGTACTCAACTACCATCCATGACACGCAATAAACTGCGATAGAACAGAATATTGATGTTGACCAACTCATTGTTATACCCCTGCAATATCAAGTGAAATCGGGCGATATTCATTGGTATCGCCAACCCGTTCATACAATCGGACATATGCTTTGGAATTAACGATTTGCACGCTGTCGCTAATTGCCTGCATAGCATTTAACCAGCGTTTATCGGTAATTTCTACGCGGCGTAAGCCTAAAATGCGCGAAGTATTCAAATTGCCTTCTTTATCCACATTAAAAGCTCGTTCAATCAAGGCTTTCAATTCTGGGCGAGAACCTTCCGACCATTCGTTAAGGCATTCATCGATTAATACTTTAGCCGCTTGAATTCGTTCGTCGAACTGCAAGTGGTCGTTTATAGCGCGCTGGATTTTGTATTTGCCGTCGTAGGAATAAAGGGTCACATTACCTTTTAAACCGCCCACTTTGGCATCATATTTTTCTGCGGATAATTCGATAAAAGCTTGAATATCGCCGAACATCCCATTTTTTAGCTTGCTTAATTCCTTCTGTAGGGATTTGGCTTTTGTCACCCATTCCTGAACTAATGCGTCGCGTTCTTTATCAATGTCTTTTACCAATTCTTCCGGGGTTAAATCGCCGTTTGCATTGCGCCAGTATATTTTGTCTTCAATCACAACTTTGCTCATAGTGTTCTCCATTAATTAATGTATTGACGAGGAAATGAGAAAATGATGCGGCAACCGCAAAGAAGACGTTGTGCGGTCATCGTTAAAATCTCATTGGCATCGTATTGGTGCATATAAATAAATGCTTTGCGTTCGGTGAGCCATTGTTGAGTCACCAAATTGTGTTTAACTTCCAGTGTCGGCTGGTTACCTTGCAGTCTAACCTGCAACACGGTTAAACCAAGTCTGGCACAAGCCATAACGGCTTTATGCGCCATATCCAACTGTGCTAAGGCGTACATATTCGCCACATTTAACACCGTTTTTTTCTGATTTTTCTTAGCCATGTCACACTCCTTTGATGACATCGGCGGTAACTAACTCCGAACCCAATTCAGCGGCTAAATTCATCGCGCCGGTGAGTAAGTTTCCCACTGCCAACGGATACAACAGACTGGTTTGCGTTTTGTTACGGCTATTGGTCATCACAAGACGATTACGCACCGCATCAAGTGCGGTCTTATCAAAAATTTCGTCAGTTTTACGCCCGATGGATTTCAACCGCCACTCAACATATTGCTCAAGGCAGTTATCAAGCGGCGCAAGCTCAACGATTTCGCAACGTTGCACCACCTCGCGCACCTCAAAATTACGCTCGCTAAGTTTAAGTTTTAGCTCAGGTTGTCCTACTAATACGATAGAAAGCAGTTTTTTAAAGCCGTCTTCTAACTCAAAAAAGCGTTTCAAATGTTTCAAGGTTGGCACCGGCAAGCTGTGCGCTTCTTCAATGATTAAAATATGCTGATTGCCGGCACGCGCACTGTCTTTTAATACGCGGTGCAATTGGCGGAAACGCGCCTCTGGCGAGCGTTTTACGTTTTCAAGTGGTACAAGCGTATTAATAATACTTTCGGCAATATGCGAGGCTTTTAGCGTTTTGCCTTTTAAATCATTGTCCTCCATGGCGATGATATAAGGCTCAATGACTTGCACCGGTAAGTTTTCGCTGTTAATCCTGTCGATAAGGTCGCGGCGTAGCGTGGATTTACCGGCACCACTTTCGCCGACCACTGCAACAAAGCCGCCGAATTTCGCGGTTTGGAACAGTGCTTCGCGCACATAACGTACGTCAGGCGAGGAAAATACCTCGTCTGCTGACCGCACTTCGTCCGTAAACGGATTGGTGAATAATGAAAAATGTTTCTTGGTGGCTGGAAATAAAGCCTGTTTTGCGAGTAACATAGTGTCGTCCTCTGTTGTAATGGGCTGGTTGCCGTTATTAATAGTGGACATTTCCGCCGCTGTTGGCGCAGTGGCGGAAACCTCCGTGAGTAACTCGGAAAGTGCGGTAGAAATTCCAAATGTTTTTAATGCCTCTTCGAGTTTGTTCTTGAATTGGTCAGCGTTGGTCTTAATCAGCTGACCGTGGTTGACTAAATTTGTGATCACCGCAGGCGACACATTCAACGTTTGCGCCAGACGGCGTTGCGGAATGTTTGCTTGCGCTAATGCGTGTTTAAGTTTCAACATGGTTTTGTCCTTAACCGTTCACAATGCGAAGCGGTGTCATTGTTGGTAAGTGTGCCTGTGCCAGTAATGCCTCAAGTTCGGGTTCGGTCATGCCGTTCGGATAGCGTTGATTAAGCCATTTCAGCGTATCTTGCGTATATTCGTTGCCGAATCTCGCTTTTAACCGTTTTGCCACCTCAATCGTATTCACCGGCACCAATTCCACCCGTTTAGCGTTTTGGCTAAGTTCGTGCTCCTGTCCGCGTTTCGGTACAAAGTCCACATAGGTGTGTTCGTCAATGGTTTTGTATGGATTAATACGACCGCCGAACAGTGGTGTTTTGGCTTTCTTGGCGGCTTTAACGTCGTCGTCCGTTTCGGCATCGTAAGCAATGCGTTCCACCGCTTCCTTGTTGTATTCAAATTTGCTTTTAAAGTGCGGTTTGTACTCTTCGCCGATAATTGCCGCGTCTTCTTTGAAGCCGAATTCGTTGAATTTAACCGGCTCGACTACCGTCCAATATTGCTGACCGTCCTCGTCCACGCGTTGCACTTGTATGCAATCGGGGCGATATGGGTTTTTACCGAGCGTAATCGTATTACCAACCATCGCTTCGGTGATATTGCGCACATCGTAAGTCGCACCGCCAAAGCTCACCGTTAAATCGCTTGCCACTTTACGCGTGACCAGTTTAGTCACCATTAATTCGCGGCAGATTTCGATACTTGGCGCAAGGACCAACTGTTCTTGAGTAATCGAGCTCCACACTTGATAACGCGTGCGCTGGGTGCGGGTATGAATTGCGGTGCCGTTAAAATGTGCCATCCAACGGCTGGCGCGCTCGTTGAGCTGATCTAAACCGCTGACGCGGGTAAAACGTAAACCGCTCTCAAATTGACGCTCCACAATATCGTTGCCTTTTTCCACCTGCCCTTTGGCACGCGGTTTACCCGGCGTATTGACCTGCAAGTGTACGCCAAGCTGTTTGCAAAGGTGGGCAAACATGGCGGAGGTATTTGCCGAACCCGGGTCAAGCATGACCATTTTCGGCACACCGCAGAACGGGTCGTGGCGGTGGCGTTTTTGCATGGCGTTAATAAAGCAGTTACACAAGTTTTCCGCCGTTTCGCCGCCATACACATACTGCACATAAATCACGCCGGAGGCGTGGTCGGTGATGACATACCGCCACACCCGTTCGTTCTCGACCTTTTTCACGTTGGCGGGTTTGTTTTTATAGAACTCTTTCTCTTCCATAATATTCAAGCCGTTGCCGCCGTCGTTCTGCTCTTTGAGGTAATACAACACACACAAAGACGGGTCGATTTGCCAGCAATGGTTCGGGTGCAAACTGCGCATACTGTTCACCGGTGCCGGGCGAGAAAGTTGTTCGGGGTGCAAGTTGTAGGTGCGTAATGCACGATTGACCGCACTTTCCGACAACAACCGCACTTCGCCGGTGGCTTCGTCAATGTATTCCGCTTTGATTTCGCCATTGGCGCGCAACACTTCCAACACGCTGGCAAGGCTTGACATCACTTTGTTATTGACGCCGCGTCGGCAAGCCAGCCAGTACGCCGAAATAATCTGCGCCTCTTTTAAATCAAGCGCGACATTGCCCTTATCACTGCGTTGTTTGCGGTTACGCTGTGCGCTAAATTGCTTTAACTCGCGCATCAACGTTGCATAACTTACCTGCAATAACTCACAAGCCTGCGCATACACATCACCTTTTTTACCGTGTGGCGCGTTTGCCGCTTGTTGGGCTATTTCGATGAGTTTTTCAGGTAAAATTGCCATAATTAATCCTTATTTTCGGCTTAATCTTGGGTGTTCTTGCCGTTTAAAATGGCGTTAAATTCGTCGGAGTAGTCTTTCGGCACAAAGTCTTCTCTGTCCCATTCCGGTACGTTGTTGCCGTCTGCCACTTGCGGCAAATTGAAAGCCGTGCGTAACTCATTAAGCACCAACTCGATTTCTGCCAGCGTGCCGACCATAAATTGTTTGTGATCGATACCGCTTTCTTGGCTGTGTGCATCCAATGTTTCAAACGCTTGCCACACTTTGCCGCGCAAAATGGCTTCTGCGCCGTAAACCAGTTGAGAGGTTTCTTTGCGCAACTCACCGCCTTTTTGATCAGGTGTCAGTGTGTTGATATATTGGCTTTTTTTCTCAAGCTCGGCAGAAAGCTGATCAAGGCGTTTGTTTTTGTTATCCAATACGCGGCTTTGCGCTTCGTAGTTTTGTCGGCTTTGTGCCAGTTGCCCTTCTAACACCATTTTTTCGTGGGCGTGTTTGGCGGTTAAGTCTTCTATTTTCTCAATCAGATCTTCTTTGTCGGCAGTTTCCGAATAATCGGCTTCGACGATTTCAGCACGGGCTTCTTCGGGCAGTTTGCGGAGTTTGCGTAAGTCACGGTAGCCAAGACCTAGGCGTTGGCTAGTTTCTAAGAATGACTCACCAAAATCGCTTAGATTTAGTAAATCGGTATCAATCTTTTGCCGACTGAAACCTAATAAATTACAAAAATCATCCCAAGTGCTAACATGTTGGCGGTTTCCAGATGTGTCGTAAATATCTAAGTCTTTGTATTGTTTGGTTTCTTTGATGTTTGCCAGTAACTTCAAAGTGCTAACTGTTAGCAGTTTTTGTGCAAAATCAAATGCTTTAACCATACCTAATATTTCGTGGGCTTGCGTTTTGGCTTGAGTCATTTGCTGTGCGGCAAGAGCGACCGCGTTTTGTGCTTGTGTAATAGTTAAATCAGTCATTTTTATAATCCTTATAATGCGCCGGCGGCGATACGTTGGTTAAGTTGATGTATGCGATCGATAGAAGTATTACATTCGTTGCTGTGCGCGGTGGCGATTTGTAACACCTGGATACTTAATGCAAAGCGACCGTTATCCAATTTGACGGCAAAGCCTTCGTCCACTAAGAGTGCCAGCGCACGGCTTACATTCACCGGTGACTCGTTTAAGCGTTCGGCGATTTCACCATTGCTTAAACCTGATAATGTGTAGCCTTTTAACACACGTAGAATGTTAAGTGCGCGGCGTGTGGCTTTGCTTTCTGTGCCTTTTAATCCAGCCATACCCCACCTCTTAACCTGCGATGCGGTGGGTGATTTCGCTTGCTTGTTTAATGGAAATACCAAATTCACAAGCAATATCCTTGGCACAACGGTCGCGACCATGATTCAAGATGGCTTGATTGGTTGTACTGTGGCGATCACGTTTGTGATATTCGCGTGCTAAGTACCAAATACAAAATTGAGTAAGTAATTTTTTCATTGTGTTGCTCCTATGCGGCTTGTTTTTGTGGATCACGTTTTAACCCGAGTTTAACGGCGGCAATATGCGCCTCTCCCCATGTGCCTTTTAATTGGTTACGCAATAAATCGCTCACCACCTGAATTTTTAATCCCATCGCGCGACACCATTCCGAGCGGTTAATACCGTGGTCGATAAAGTATTGATGTGCCGTCTCCGGTGTCTGCGGATAAGGCAATGGAGTTAATATGTTTTCTGTTTTCATTTTGTATTTCCTTATGTTAGATTGTGGTACTATTTTAATAAGCCTTAAGGATATTCCATGGATACACTTGATGAACAAATTGCCAAGCTTTCTCCCTCTGCTCAAAAACGAATAAAGCGTTTTTTTGACCAAAAAGAGAAAATCTTTACAACTGTCATTTGCCGTAATGAATTCGGCGATTATGTAATGGATGCTATTGCAAACGGTAAAGAAATATCCCTCTCCGGCTTGGAACAGTGGTTGGTTGCTAAATTTCCGGCTGAACAATTGGATGAATATTTAGCGGTGTTACGTTCTACAAACGTTGAGAAGTAATAAATCATTAAGAACCAGTCGTCCTCTTGCAGAACATCAGAATGAGTTTCAAGCAGCTGATAGAAGCACCCTTTATTTTGTGGTTCCCGTCCTTCTGATTCTGCACGCAAACATTCAGATAGAACGGCATTAACGACAAAGTCCGGTAATTCGGTTGAATAATCCATAAAAGACCTCCTTAATCTTGTTATTTATAGGTTGATTGTGTTCGTTTTTTGTTGATGTGGTTTATTATAGTACGCATTTGCGTATTTATCAAATACGTTTTTAAGTTTTTTTTGAGGTTTTTATGCTAGATTTAATTGAAACAAGAAAAGAAATTGGTCTTCGATTAAAAGAAGAGCGAGAAAGATTGAAGTTAAATCAAGAGGTTATGGGGGCTGTTGGTGGCGTTAGAAAACAAGCTCAACTTAAATATGAAAGTGGTGCAAGCTGTCCAAGTGCCGATTATTTAGCCGAAATCGCGAAGATTGGCATTGATATTCAATATGTAGTGCTTGGCACCCGTGCCGACACGGCAATCAACGAAGAAGAACTGCTGTTGCTACAAAAATTCCGTAATGCCGCGCCGCCGGTACGCCAATTTATGTTGGGTGGGGTTACAACAATTGGGCAGAATTTTGAAAGTGAAATTAATGGCGGACAGTTTTCAACAGGAACTATTCATAACCACTATAAGGAAAAATAAATGGAACAACGCTTTGAAAAGGATATTCACGGCGGACAGTTTGGCAATATCCACAATCATTATGAACAAAAGCCTGTACGGACCAGACCACGTATAGCTGTGACTTGTCCTCAATGTCAACAAGAAACGTGGCGATATAATGAACTTTGTAACAGCGAGGCAGGCTGCACATTTGGCATACGTGCCCATTTTGATATGTTAGAACAAATAGAGCGAGAAAGAGAAGAAATCAGGCGAAGAGAGAGTAATAAGCAGTTTTGTTTCTTTATCGGTATCGTGGGTTTTATTATTAGTATCGCTATCAGTTACATTGGTACACAATGGTTTGATTCGCCGAAAATGTCATTTTGGTTTTTAGGTGGACTGATTTGGCTAATTGGTTGGTTAAAAACCGCCAATGAGCAAGTGTAATGTTAAAGAATTATAATAAACACCCGGCAACACTGACTTATATCGCAAACTTGCAGAATAAAAAATAACTTACTTGAGTATATAGATAAAGAATAATCAACTAAAACTGAGGAAACCCAAAAATGATAAAGCACATTATCTACCATGAGTTAGCTAAAGAACAATTCAATACGGCAAAACTTACTATCAATCCTAACGAACACCCCAGTGATGATATAAACAGCGCATTTTTGGCACATCTTATCAAAGCATATAGCGGTAAAGCCGGTAAAGGATATGGCTATTTTGAACCTGACACAGATAGTTACCCGATGCCCAAAATATTGAAAGAATATTTAACCTCTCCGGATACCTTATTTGAATCAACATCAGAACGAATGATGAAAGTTTTGGAAACTGAGATTAACCGCAAACCGTCAGCCTCTGGAGGGAAAGTTATCATTGCACATTATGTGGAAAATGCACATGATTATTTATTGGTGGCGCTACTTAATGAACATGTCACATTTAGCGCCAATAATTGGAAAATGCTACAAAATGAATCATTAGACATTGAACACTTAAAATTTGCCGGACGGGTAGATCTTACGGCGTGGCAAAATGGGACTGCGCGTTATATAAGTTTTTTAAAAGGACGAGATAACGTTTCTCAATATTTTAAACTGTTTTTAGCATGTAACGATGTGCTTATTGCTCAAGAAGAAACTAAGAAGTTAGTCGGATTAATTGAAGAATTTGCGGAAGAAAAAAATCTTGATACGGAATCAAAATCAGATTTTTTTAGACGAGTACAAGATTACCTTTATGAGATTAATGAGCATAATGAACCATTTTCGGCAGATACTTTCGCAAACAGAGTTTGGGCGCATGCACCTCAAGAACTAACAGAAAAACTGGCTAATGACGAAAAAGGTATCTCTGAAGGGTTTATTCCGGATAAACGTTCAGTCAAAGCATTATCTACATTTTCCGGAAAAACAAAACATTGGAGTCTAACTTTTAATAGAAGTGCAATTTCTGATGGAGAAATTGAGCTTAGTAATGATAAACTAATTATTAATAACCCACCGGAGAAATTAATAAGAGCCTTTAGATAATGCCCGTTCATTTTGCTGACCTGGTCCGAATATACCAAAAATCTGAATTCAAACCTCATTCAGATGAAGCCTTGTTCTGTCCTGAGTCACAGGAAGAGTTTGAGCTTATACAAGCGCTTTCTTCCGATGAGAACTATGTAAGTAGCGGTATTAGTATTATAAGTGATGCTCAACAGATTGGGCAGCCTCTTCGGTTAGCTATTGGGAGTCCTAATTTTGGTGTCGGACGTCTATTTGAAAATCTAGAACGTTTCATTAATGGTGATATGGCGCAGTTATTCAATCAAAAACTTAGCCAATCGCCTTACTATATAAAATCTGAAAAATGGTCATCATTAGATAACGACCAGCCATCTTTCTTACGAAATTATTCCTGTACAAAGAACCTTATTTATCAATTGGTTGATATAGCTTCTTATTCTGACAAGGTAAACAAAAAGTTAATTTTCTTTAGCAAAAATACTTTTGCTTTGTCCGTTGATGCAAGTCGATTTCTTGAACAATTTATTACTAAAGTTAATATGCTATCAACGGATGATATTCAAGCAATTCAAAGTATGCAGGAATGGTTGAATGATAGGGAGACCGGGAATCATTTAGATGAAAAGAGGTCTATTTTAGCTTTCGTTTTTTCAGATTTATTTCCTCAAGGCGGTACAATCGTTGATGTGTTAGAAAATATTAATCACATCAATGAGTCTGTGAAAAGTCAATATGCGCTCTATCTTGAAAATTTCAGTTATGAGAAGTTCGTCAAAAAACTTGAGGAAAATAGTGCAAAATTTGTAACCAAAGTAAATGATACGATCAGTAAGGTCTTATCCCAAATTTTGGGATTACCTGTTGCAACAGCCGTTCCGGTGGCATTGAAATCAGCTGATAATTGGTTGGTTTATATTGCGCTGCTGATTTATTGTATTATCTGTTTTATTGCGCTATCTAATCAGAAAACCATGCTTGATCATTTATATCAAGAGGTAAAAGATTTTGACACAAGTGGAAAAACCCCTCCGTCAAGAAAACTCAGTGAACAGTGGCAAAACGATAGGAATTACATCTTAATTTTAATCGGAAAACAAAATAAGCTATATTGGGTTCTAATGTTAACGGTAATATTATCCATCGGTTATTCTTCTTACAAATTGGGATATTTATTAGGGTTATCTAATTAAACGATAGAATGAGAAAGGCAAACAGCTATGTTTGCCTTTATTGTTTATACTTGCTCTATAGTTAAGACAAGTCTTGCTTAAGGAGTGCTTTGTTTTCCTTAATGACTTGCAATATTTCCTGATCTGTTGTGGCTAGATATTGCTGCTGTTTAGCTAAATAGCCTTCCAGCATCCAAATCTTCTCAATCGCATTATCTCGTGCGATTTTTTCGCCGATTCGGGCATCAAAATTGGTTTCGTTTAGGCAGGCGCTTTCGCCCGTCACTTTATAACCGTTTTGTAACGTTAATACACAAACTGTAAGTGTGCCAAAACGCTGGTATTCAGCATGTTTAACACATGCCAAGATATGTTCTAACGTCAATTTAGTTTGTTCCATTGTGGTTTCCTTTTGCTTTGTTTTAGGTGGTAGTGGCGGCAAATCATAGATTGGACCGCGTGGCTTTAAGTGGGGAAAAGGTTCATAGATCACATAATAGCTCCTTAGCTCGCCGGTTGTTTGACGCGCTTATCTTGCCTAATTTATGCGTCGTTTTATTCTAGCCGTGTCCAAAATACTCAAACCTAATAAAAGGCTATCTTTAAAACTCCTTAAACCGCTATCAACAATTAACAAAGGAGTTTGCTATGAAAGGTTTAATTAACGCATTAAAACAAGGTCGCTTGTTATCTTGGTTTGTTTCCGCATTGGTATTATTGGCATTGATTGTGGTGATTTCGCCGCAACAACTGCCCGTCGTGTTTTATAAGCTCTCGCTTGTGTCTATCGCCGCCATTGTCGGCTATCACCTTGACCGCGCCTTGTTTCCGTATTCAAGTCCTGGCAGTTATTTAAAAACGAACTGGAAAACCCCTACGATTACGCCACGCGATAATGAGCCGGAACACCCTATCTGTGACGGTTATCAGCTTGTCTTTGCTTTAGTGGTATTGCGCCGGGCACTAATTGTCGGTGCGGTAATGCTTGGTGTGACATTGGGACTGTGATCATGCGTATCTCTCGTACTTTGGCTTTCAGGCTGTATGCCGTGTTGTATTTGCTGATTTGCACCGGTGTGGCATTTGCCGCGCCACAAGATGCCGCCAAATATCAACGCCAGCTGACGCGTGAAAGCTACGCCGTATGGGGCTTAAATGCCCCTGTCGCGGTGTTTGCCGCACAAATCCACCAGGAATCGCAATGGAATATTAATGCACTATCACCGGTGGGCGCCCAAGGTTTAGCACAGTTTATGCCGAAGACCGCCGATTGGATCAGCGAGCTTTATCCGGAACTTACCACTAACCAGCCTTATAACCCGGATTGGTCGCTACGCGCATTGGTACGCTACGACTATTGGTTATATCAACGGATTAACGCACGTACCGAGTGCGACCACATGGCATTTATGCTGTCGGCGTATAACGGCGGACTGGGTTGGGTGCAAAAAGACAAGCGCAAAGCCAAGGCACAAGGGCTTGATCCGCTGACCTACTGGCAAAGTGTGGAACTTGTCAACAGCGGGCGTAGCCGCGCTAATTTTGCCGAAAACCGCGGTTATCCCAAACGCATTATTTATCGTTGGCAACCGTACTATGCAAATTGGGGGAATAACGTATGTTTAGCGGATTAATCAAAGCCTTGTTAAGTCCGACCATGCTTAAACCGCTGATCAATGGCGTATTAATCGTTGCGGTGTCAATTTGGGGTTACTACCAAGCCTATGACAACGGATTTAACGCAGCAAAACTTGAGCAAACACAAGCTCAGAATGCCGCGTTAAGCCAGCAAATCAGCCAGCTCGGCGAGCAAATCAACGCTGCCAATAAAGCCAGCCTGGAACTTAGTCAGAATATTGGAAAATATCAATCTATCGGGGACCAAACCACTTATGAATTACAACAGTTACTGGCGCAAGACGCCCATCGCCGTCGCGATTGCCGCTATCCTGCTGACAGCATGCGGCAACTCGCCGAAGCCCGCACTAGAGCAGTCCAAGCCGTTACCGGCGGCATTGACAGTACCTTGTCAGTCCCTGCCGCCGCTGCCACAAAACAACAGTGACGCGATGGTCGTGGCATTAAAGCAGATGTATGACTTGTACGGTGTTTGTGCTGGGTTACACATCGAATTAATTAAAGCAATAACAATTAAGGAACAACCATGATTGAAATAGGAGGCTGGCACGTGGTGACCTATTTCGTCGGATTGGTCATTACGATTATCGGTATGTTAATCGGCTTCGGTAAGGTTTTATTAGCGCAGTTTGAATCAAAACTCAATGAAAAATTTAAACTCACCGAAGAACGTTATCGCCAGTTACACGACGACATTAAAGCTGCCAAACAACTGTCGGAAGCCGCAAATAATACTGTGGTGGAATTAAAAACGAATATGCCGGTTGAATATCAGCGGCGAGAAGACGCCATCCGCAGTGAAACGGTTAATTCGGCACGTTATGACACGATTAACGAAAAGCTGGATCAAGTAATTTTGATGTACGGACGGGGACGAAATTAACATGATTGAATTTGATAAAAATAAACGTGAACACATCCGCTGGCTGATTTTGCTCACACTTGACCACGCACGCCCTATCGGCGCGCCGGAAAGTTTGATTTTAACCACAATCCAAACGGTGCCAATGCAACTGACCGCACTTGAATTGCGTCGTGAGATGGATTATTTAGCCGGCAAAAATCTGATTGAACTACGCGGACGCGAAAGCGCCCGTTGGCATGCCAAACTCACCAGTGACGGAATTGACTTCGTGGAATATACCGCACCGTCAATACCAAGTATTGCCCGTCCGGAAAAATACTGGTAGGAGGTAGTAATGCCGAAACGCTCAACAGTAAAAGCCTTGCCGCCAGCGGTTAAAGACTGGTTGGATGCCGCGTTAGTCGGTAACAATTTCAGCGGTTACCGCGAGCTGGAAGAAGAATTAAAGTCACGCGGCTTTGACATATCCCGAAGTGCAGTACATCGCTACGGGCAAGCCTTAGAACGCCGGCTGGCATCTATTCGCGCCAGTACCGAAGCCGCTAAAGTTATTTCGGAAAACATCAGCAGCGAAAAAGGCGCACAAAGTGATGCGATTTTAGAGATGATCCAAAGTGAAGTCTTCCAGGCACTCATGCAACTGGAAGAAATCGGCGAGGAAGATGACCCGATGAAACGCTTAGCCGCCTTGTCTTTTGTGGGGAAAAACATCAGTCCGTTGATTGGTGCAAGCATCAACCTGAAAAAATACCAAGCGGACGTAAAAGCCAAAGCACAAACTGCGGCAAAAGAAGTGGAAAAAATCGTCAAGAAAGGCGGTTTAAGTGCCGATACCGCCGATGAAATCCGGCAAAAAATCTTAGGGATCACCGCGTAATGGATAATACTACCCAACTCACACCCGATAATGAACGCACACCGGCGGTCTTGTTGCCGTATCAGCAACGTTGGTGTGCCGATACCTCTGCCGTTAAAGTAATCGAAAAATCCCGTCGTATCGGTTTATCCTGGGGCGAGGCGGCGGACACCGCACTTTTAGCCGCCTCTGAAAAAGGCATGGACTCGTGGTATATCGGCTATAACCGCGAAATGGCACTGGAATTTATCCGTGACTGCGGCAACTGGGCGAAAGCCTACGGACTTGCCGCCGGCGAAATCGAAGAAACGGAAGAAATCTTCCGTGAGAGTGATGAAGAAAAGTCTATCCTCGCATACATCATCCGCTTTGCCAGCGGCTGGCGGATTACCGCACTTTCTTCCCGACCGTCTAACTTACGGGGTAAACAAGGGCGCGTCATTATCGACGAGGCGGCGTTCCACGATGACTTAGCCGAGCTTTTAAAAGCAGCCATGGCGCTCCTAATGTGGGGCGGTCAGGTGCATATCATCAGCACCCATAACGGTGTCGATAACCAGTTTAACGAGCTGATAAGCGACGTACGCGCCGGCAAAAAACCATATAGCTTACACACCATTACCTTTGATGACGCCATTAAAGACGGGCTGTACAAACGCATTTGTCTGCGTTTGGGGCGTGAGTGGTCGCAACAAGCGGAAGACGATTGGGTGGCGGAAATTCGCGCCTCTTACGGTGATGCGGCGGCGGAAGAATTGGATTGTATTCCGCGTAACTCCGGTGGTGCGTGGCTTACTCGCGCATTGATTGAAAGCCGGATGAGCAAACAAACGCCACTTATTCGTTTAAGCAAAGATGATGATTTTTCGCTTGTGCCTGAACCGATACGCTATGCGGAGATTGAGCAATGGTGCGTGGAACATTTGCAACCCATACTGGAGAGCTTACCGCAAGGGCAACGAAGCTATATCGGCGAGGATTTCGCGCGGAAAGGCGACTTGTCGGTGATCTGTGTGGGGCAAGAACAACCAAACTTAGCACTGAAAGAAGTGCTGGTCGTCGAAATGTCAAAAATCCCCTTTAAGCAACAAGAGCAAATTTACTATTTCATTGGTGACCGCCTGCCACGTTTTTCCAAAGCCGCGAACGATGCCGGTGGTAACGGTATGTATCTGTCCGAAGCGGCGCAAGATAGATACGGCGCTATTGTAGAAGGCATTATGCTCAATGAAAGCTGGTATCGTGAGCATGCTGCGCCGTTTAAAGCCGCACTTGAGGACGGCACGTTTTATGGTATCCCATACCACGCCGATATGCTGGACGATTTGCGTGCGTTCCAGGTTGTGCGCGGTGTGCCGCGTATTCCTGATAAACGCACCACCGGTCAAAACGGCACACAACGCCATGGTGATGCCGGCATTGCCAAGTTGCTTTTGTATTACGCTTACCGCACCGATGATGGCTTTGAGATTGATTTCAAGTCAGTTGGCGAACGAACATCCGCCGCACTGCTTAATGACAATTTTCAGCAGGCTCGTACTGGGCATGGTTTCGGCACTATTCGCGGTCACAATGATTTCAGAGGATATTAATAATGGGTTTTAAAGACTGGTTTACAACCAAAAATAAAAAGCCTGATCTTAATCAGGAAATCGCTGCCACCGGCGACGGGTTAGATATTACCAAAGGTTACACCGGCGCACTGGCACAACCGGCAGACGGCGTGTTGCGCGGACGTGGAAACAGTGATTTAAGTTTGTATGAGCAAGTGTTAAGCGACGAAGAGGTCAAACGCACATTTAGCCAGCGGCAAGACGCACTAGTCTCAAAAGAATGGGTGGTTGAACCTGCCAGTGACGAAGTGCAAGATATTCAGGCGGCGGATTTTATTCGTAACTGGGTTAATGAAGTGGGTTTTGATCGCATTACGAAAATGATGCACTACGGCATCTTTTATGGCTATGCCGTAGCCGAGTTGATTTATCGAGTCAATGAGGACGGTAAATACGTGGCGGACATCAGAGTGCGTAATCGCCGTCGTTTCCGCTTTACGCCGAAAGGCGAACTGCGGTTGCTGACACGAGATAATCAAACCACCGGTATTGACTGTCCTGCGCCGTATTTCTGGACATTCTGCACCGGTTCGGATCATGACGATGAGCCGTACGGTATCGGGCTGGCGCACTGGCTTTATTGGGCAAGCATGTTCAAACGTAACGGCGTTAAATTCTGGCTGATTTTTCTCGAAAAATTCGGCATGCCGACCGCACTTGGTCGCTACCCGAAAAATGCTTCGCCGACAGATCAGCAAAAGCTATTAGAGTCACTTTACGCTATCCAAGCGGATAGTGGTATCGTTTTGCCGGAAGGTATGCCGATTGAACTATTAAGTGCGGAACGCAGCGGTACGGGCGATTATAAAGCACTGTATGACACCATGAACGAAACTATCCAGCGCGTAGTATTGGGACAAACGTCCTCCTTGCCCCCGCGGGGGGGGGCGCGGGGGGGGGGGGGGGGGGGGGGGCGAGTGCTGGAATCAATTATCAAAGCCGACTCGGATGTGATCTGCGAATCGTTTAACCGTGGACCGATCGCCTGGTTAACGGCAATGAACTTTGCCAATGCCAAGCCGCCACGCGTGTATCGCGTCTTTGAACAAGCGGAAGATTTGAATGAAAAAGCTAACCGTGATAAGACTGTATTTGAAACCACCGGTTACCGCCCGACACTAAAACAAGTACAGGCGTCTTATGGCGGCGAATGGGAAAAAGCGGACATGCCGGCAGCCAATGCGCCGGCAGAAAAGAACGGTAAGAGTGCGGTAGAATTTGCCGAGACCGCAGGTGAACAAGATAGACCGGGCGTGATGACAAATCAGCTCGATACCAATCTTGCACCGGTGATTGACGACTGGGTTAGTAAAGTACGCGAATTAGCAAATCGTGTTGAAACGCTTGAACAGTTGCGTGATGAATTATTGACTGTAATGCCGGAAATGGATTTAGCCCGTTATACCGATGCGATGGCAATTGCATTAAGTGCGGCGCATTTAAGCGGGCGCGAGGCGGTAGCAGGCGAGGTAAAACAAGATGAATAATATCGCCTACGGCAGCGTACCGTTTAACGAGCAAATAGAATTTTACCGGCGCAAAATCCCGACTCCGACCGCCACCTGGACAGATATTTATAATGCCGAGCATGATTACGCGGCGGTGGTCGCCGGTGCCAACCGGCGTGAAATTATTGAAGATTTTGCAAGTAGCATCCAGGATTTTATCGAAAACGGTAAAACCTTGGAGGACTTCCGTAAAGATTTTGACCGCATCGTGGCGAAACACGGCTGGGATTATCACGGTGGGCGTAATTGGCGCAGCCGGGTTATTTACGAAACCAATCTACGCAGCAGTTATCAAGCCGGACGATATGCCCAATTAATGGAATTAAAAAACAGCATGCCGTACTGGGAATACGTCCACAGCGATGCCGTGACGCACCCGCGCATTGAACATTTGCACTGGGACGGACTGATTTTGCGCAATGACGACCCGTGGTGGCAAACCCATTTCCCAATCAACGCTTGGGGTTGCCAATGTACCGTAATCGCCCGCAGCCAAGCGTACATGGATAAACTCGGGCTAAAACCGGATAAAGCGCCGGCGATTGAGTGGGAAGAAAAACTGATTGGCGCACGCGGTTTAAATCCTCGTCTGGTTAAAGTACCGAAAGGTATTGATCCGGGGTTTGAGCATATTCCCGGCGCGTCACGATTAAGCACACAGACATTACCGCCGTTAGAGAGTAACGGGCAGCCACGTAAAGCGGATTACTATCCGCACCGTAGCGACACGCCAATCCCAATGCCGGACCCGCGTACCGTATCACATAAACTGATACTGCCAACAGGGCAAAGTGATGATTACTATGTGCGGGAGTTTTTGTCCGAATTCGGCGCAACCCCGGAAAAACCAGTGGTCTTTCGTGACGTACTCGGCGAACCATTGGTTATCAGTCATGCCCTATTTACTTCGCGTAGCGGTCATTCAAAAGTCAAAAAGCGCGGGCGCGAAGTCTATCTGAAAATTTTGGCACAGGCGCTGAAAGAACCGGATGAAATCTGGGTGCGCGCCGAACATCACCATCATCTGAATTTATTGGTTGTGCGCCGCCGTTATATTGCCCGCTTTAAGTTAGACAGCGGTGCGAATGACGTGCCGGCACTGGCGGTATTTGATGTAGGCAAGGACGGTTGGGAAGGCACCACAATTTTTGCCCCGGATAAAGCCGACTACTTAGAGCAGGTGCGCACCGGGATTATGTTGTATTACCGTGACGAAGAATAAAAAACTCACTCGCCGCCACAAGTGAGTATTGCCGGGTGTGGGATTGGAGGTCCTGGCGGGGACTGCCCACCCGATACAAGTTGGTTTAATCATAGGAGATAATATGAGCGCCGTCAAGGTCGAGATCAATGTAGAACAGCTAAGCAACATCCTTAACCAAACCGTGCAAACGCTCAGCAATCCCAAAGCACTGTTTGGCGAAATCGGCGAAACCTTGCTGGAAATACATCACATCCGCTTTGCCCAACAGCAAGCGCCGGACGGGACGCCGTGGCAGCCGTTAAGCACCTGGTACCAGCAAAGCAAAAAACGCAATGCCGATAAAATCTTGACGTTAGACGGACATTTGCGTGGTACACTGCGCTACCAAGCTACAAACGATAGCGTCGTATTCGGTTCCGACCGTCCGTATGCGGCGATACATCAATTCGGCGGGACCATCACACCGAAAACCGGTAAAGCGTTAAACGTGTTTGGTCGTCCGCTTAAACGCGTTACTATCCCGGCGCGTCCGTGGCTTGGTTTATCATCAAACGATGAACAGCGACTCATCGAAATTGCCCGTAATCATCTAGAAAAAGCGTTTAACGCGTAAAATGCGCCGTATATCGTTTTAATGTGAAATTCGATAAGTTATTGCTTAATTCTCTTTTAGGGTGTTTATAAACGTTTATAAACGCCTTAAACGCGGTAAACTCAACTCAGTTTTACCGCACTTCTCAAATTTCCCAATCAAAAACATTCTAGCCGCGTCCAAATTACCCGCCTGTCTCAGTTTGGCATACTAGCCCCGTTATGTATCACAGGGGCAAAAAATGAAACTCGCCAAAATGGAAATCATGAAACTGGGCAACCATACCGCAATGGACGGTCGTGTTATCAGTTTTAGCGCAGCACAGCTTAACGACATTGCAGAGAGTTATGACGTCGCACTCTCTGAAGCACCCATTGTTATCGGTCATCCGACATTAACCGCACCGGCATATGGCTGGGTTAAACAAATCGCCGTGGAAGACGACTCGCTGTATGCCTATGTCGGACAGGTCGATGCGTCATTTGCCGAAGCAGTCAATGAGGGGCGGTATAAAAAACGTAGCGCCTCTATCTTTTTACCAAATTCGCCGGGCAACCCGAAACCCGGTCATCATTATTTACGCCACATTGGTTTTCTCGGTGCAGTCCCCCCTGCAGTAAAAGGGTTGGGCGATGTGAATTTTGCCGAAAATACCGGTGGTGAAGATGCTTTTGTCGATTTTGCTTTTGACGAAGACAACACCAATCCATCTAACCCAACCAATCCCGAGGAGAAACCCATGGATAAACCAAATAATCCGGCAAAACCGGATGAAAACCGTGAAGCGGATTTTGCTGCACGTGAAGCTGCACTCGCCGAACGTGAGAACAAGCTGAAAGAAAAAGAACAGGCGCAAGCACAAGCTGAAAAAGCTCAAGTGCAGCAAGAAGCCACAGATTTCGCCGAAGCGATGGTGAAAGACGGCAAAGTATTACCTGCTCAGAAAGCCGCTTTGATTGAGGTGCTGGTTATGAGCAGTCAACAACCGGTATCGTTCTCCGACGGTTCGCAAACCGTCTCGAAATCCGCAGTGGACGTGATTAAAGAAATCATCGAGCAAAAGCCGGTTGATTTTAGTGAAAAATCAGGTGGCGACGACGGTGACCAAAGTGCGGTTGATTTTGCCGACGGTGTATCGATTGCTCAGGCTGCGGCGCAATACCATGCCGAGCAGATACAAAAGGGTATCAGCATTACGATGACTGATGCAGTTAACCACATTATGAAAGGAGCGAAGAAATGAGCCAAATCCAACAATTAATCGCCGCGTATCTCGCCGAAGGCAAAATCGAAGGCTATCACATCGTTTGTCACGGTGAAGAAAAACAAACGGCAAAACAAGCGACTGCCGCCACCGATAAGTTAATCGGCGTATCTACTCGCGTACCTAAAGAGCCTGACGAACATGTGGATGTTGTGCGCGGTGGTTTGACCCCGATCGTTTATGGCGCAGACGTTAAACGCGGCGACTACTTAACCGCAGACGCGAAAGGTCGCGCGGTAAAAGCCACCGATAAACAAATGTATATCGGCATCGCCGAAGAAGACGGCGCAGAAGATGACATCGGCTCACTTATCATCGCGCCGGGTATTTTTGTGGCGTAATCAACTACGCTCAAAATGAAACTGAATTACCTATTTTGAAAAAAGGATAAATCCAATGAGTAAAGCAAATTTCCCGGTCGACCCGGTCTTAACGGCGATTGCCATTGCATATCGCAATCGTCAAATGATTGCTGATGATGTGCTGCCGCGCACCAGTGTAGGAAAACAAGAATTTAAATACCTTAAATATGATTTGGGCGAATCGTTTACCGTACCGAACTCGCTTGTCGGTCGTGCGTCACGTCCGAATCAAGTGGAATTCGGTGCCACCCAATTAACCTCCTCTACCGAAGACTATGCGTTAGATGCGCCGGTACCGTTAGCCGATATTAAAAATGCACCGGCGAATTACGATCCGAAAGGTCGCGCTACCGAGCAAACCATCAATTTAATTGAATTGGGACGCGAAGTGCGTACGGCAAACCTTGTTTTCAACAAGAAATCCTATACCAGCGGGTTAACCAAAACACTTACCGGTAATGAGCAATGGTCTCATGATGACAGTAAACCGATTGAACACTTATTGGCGGCATTAGATGCGCCGGTAATGCGTCCGAACATTATGGTGTTAGGACAAAAAGCGGCAACTGCCTTGCGTACTAACAAAACCATTCTAAAAGCCTATAACGGTAATTTGGGTGATAGCGGTTTAGTGCCACTCGCATTTTTAGAAGAAATGTTTGAGTTGGAAAAAATCTATGTTGGTCAGGCATTAATTAACACCGTAAATCAAGCCAAGAAAGCCGTACTTAATCGTGCTTGGGGTAACCACTGTGCCTTAATTTACCGTGACCGTCTGGCGGATGTGAACGGCGGTACAACATTCGGTTTAACCGCACAGTTCGGTACTCGCGAAGTACGCGATATCTTTGACGAAAATATGGGTATGCGCGGTGGCTATAACGTGCGCGTCGGCGAATCCGTGAAAGAGTTAATTACGGCACCGGACCTTGGTTTCTTCCTCGAGAACGTTATCGCATAGGTGTGCCATGTACATCAGTCTGCAACAACTTTGCGAAAAACCGGGCGTAATTGAACTGGCACAAGTCACGGCACAGGTGGGACAACCGCCAGTGAACTGGCAAGTGTTAAGTGCGGTTATCACCGGTGACGATACAGCCGGGTTTTCGCCGGCAGACGTCGAAAAAGCGCGTAAAAGTATCGACCGAATTAATGAAGTTATTGCCGATACAACCGCACTTATCGACGGTTATCTGCGTCAACGCGGTTATAAACTGCCGTTTACCAATACGCCGCGCATTTTGGCGACTTGGGCGCGCAGTATCGTCCGCTATTACCTGCATCAGCATTTGCCGGCAAAAGAAGCGGATAACCCGATTGTACGCGATTATCGTGATGCACTGAAAATGTTGCAGCTGGTGGCGGAAGGTAAATTCTCACTCGGGCTTGAAGATACGTTGGCACAGTCTTCCGGTCGTCCGAAATTTACCAAACCGGACCGTGTTTTCACCCAAGAAACCTTGAAGGATTACTAATGCACTACGGACCGTTTGATTTAAAGCATGTCATTGACCGGCTTGCACCGTTAAAGCCTGAGCATATCCATATGCTCGGCTCAACCGCCGAATATCGCTCTATTGCCGACTTAGGCATGGCGGGCTTAGTTACGCCGGCAGTGTTTGTGGTACCAAATAGCGAAATCGGTCATCAAAATGACATCGCCGTCCGTCAAATGGTAACGGTCAGTTTCTCGGTCATCGTAATTGTGCAGTCGTATCAGTACGACTCAACCGATCCGCAACTGGCAATCAGTAATCCGGTGATAGGTCAGATTCGTGCGCAATTAATGGGCTGGCGTCCGCCGGTGCTGGGAGCAAAAGAAACGTTTTTTGTCCGCGGCGACGTGCTGGACTACAGCAACTCTTATCTTGCCTGGATGGAAACCTATCAAACCAAAATCATCATAGGACAAACGCGATGAAAAAAATCAAATTAATTCGACCGCACATTCACGCCGGCGTCAGTTATTCGCCGGGTGACGAATTGCTGGTTTCTGATGCTGATGCAATCTTCTTAGTGCGGTATCAAATTGGTGTAGCTGTTAAAACAGCGACCAAATCGGCGAATAAAACCGAAAAGAATGCTACATCTGCAACCGTAGCGGCAATCACTGAAGACAATACGCCTTCAGATAACACTAACAATCCTGAAGGAGATAAATAAATGCATACTGAAACTTATAGTTATAGCCAAGGTAAAGTATTCCTTGCTAAGCGTCTGCCAAGCGGCGAAGTTGGTCCGCAACGTTGGGTAGGTGATGTCTCAGAATTAACTATTTCACTTTCTGTTGAAGACCTGACACATAAAGAATCTTATTCTGGTGCGAAACAAGAAGTGAAAAAGATTGTGACCGGTAAGTCGGGTGAGGTTTCGGCGAAATTCCACGAATTTTCAGCCGAAAATTTATCCCTCTTATTGCTCGGTCAGGCAACCAAAATTGAAGCTGGCTCCGTGACGGAAGAAAAACTGCCGGCGGAAATCGCAGTAGGTGATCGCATAGCACTTGCTCATCCGAAAGTCAGTAATGTGACTATTGAAGATTTAACTGTAGGTACGGATTTTATCGTCGATGAAATCTTTGGTGCTATTGAGTTTTTGAAAGCGCAAACTGGTAACACCAAGGCCGTAGCATATAGCTATGGTGATGTGCAAAATGTGGCGCTATTAACCGAAAACTCAAAAGATCTATTTTTACGCTTTGAAGGTTTGAACCTTGCGGAAGATAACGAATGGACATTGGTTGAGTTATATAAGGTAAGTTTCAACCCGGCTGAATCATTGTCGCTTATCAACAATGAAAACTCACTTGATGCGTTGAATGCTAAGGCGAAAGTATTAGCGGATACTACTAAGCCGAACGATAAATTATTGGGTCGTTTTGGACGTGTAATCAAAATTAACAAATAGTAGCTAAGGTTTCCCCTCTGTTACACGGCATGAGGTACGGAGGGGCTTTTTAAGGATTTCCATTATGTCAAATAATATCAACAAACAAACCGTCGATAAATTAACCATCCTCTTCCCCGCACAAAAACTACAACTTAACGGTGAAGAAGTCGAAATCAAAGAATATACATTGTTACAACAATTACAGCATAACGCCCTATTTATGCCGTTTGTAAGCAGCTTACGCACCACGCTCTCAAAAGATGAGGCGGAATTTGGGCTTGAGCCTTTGATGGCATGTATCAGTGCGCATTATCAAGACGTGCTGGATATGGTCGCGCTATCGATTAACAAGCCGGTGGAGTTTGTTAATGAGCTGACTGGCGAGGACGCCGATGCGGTGTTATTAACGTGGTGGACGGTAAATAGCGATTTTTTTACCCGCAAAGCGATGCAGCCGATACTGGAGCGTCTAGCGAAACAACAAGCCGAGACGTTGATTGGGGCGAAGTCATCGAATACTTGATTGCCAACGGTCATCGCTTTGTAGATATCGGGCATTACACTGCCCGCCAGTTACTGTTGTTTTATGCCAATGCCCAAGCCCGTGAGCGAAGAGAGCGCGCAAGTCGCACGATTGACGTGAGTTATGGGGTTAATGGCGGCAAGGACACGCAGGACTATATAGACGAGGTTGGGGGGGCCGCAGCGCGCGCGGCGACTTTGACAATATTTTAGTTGGTGGCGGGGTCAATTTTTAAAAGGATTTTAAAGGGCGTTTAAAACGCCAATAACGATAGCGATGGTGCGTACCAACGGATAACGAAACGGCAAGGCAATGACGGCGACCAAAACATAAAATAACGAACCGCCGAGTACCGCCTGCCAAAGCGTGGTATCGCTAAACAACACAAACAACAAACCAATTTCGTACGGCAGCAACGCAAACACCCACACTAACGGGCTAACATCAGATTTATGCATTTGGACCTCCGGATATGGCAGATAAAAATTTAACTCTTGCGCTCAAAATCAAAGCCGACCTCGGCGCTACTCTTGCGGATATTAAATCACTTGAGGGCGAATTGCAACGTACCGGTCGCGCCAGCCAGCAAATTAACCGCGCCCCCCAAGCCCGCGCGCGGGGGGGGGGTAAACACGGCAAACACGCACACAAAGCCACCTCAAAACTCGGCAAAACCCGCGCGGGCGTGGAATCTATTAGCAAGCAGTTAGACCGTCTGCAAAAAATCGGCGGCGCGGCACTGTTTGGTAAGCTATTTGCCGGCGGACTTGCCGGTCTTGCCAATGTTGCCGACGAGTACAACAGCTATCAATCACGCATTCGCCTCGTCTCCAAATCCAACGACGAGGCGTCGCAAACCTTTAAACAGTTAATGCAGGTCGCCAACGACACCGGACAGCTATTCGGCGCCACCGCCGAGCTGTACACCCGCGTGTATCGCAGTCTGGGCGACACTGCCGACCCCGCAAAAATCCTTAACTTTACCAAGACCGTTCAGCAAGCCTTGGTGGTATCCGGCGCGGGCGCACAAGAGGCGCAAGCGGCGATTGTGCAATTAGCGCAAGGGCTTGCCGCCGGTGCGTTGCGCGGCGACGAGTTTAACTCGGTCGCCGAACAAGCCCCGATTATCCTTGAGGTGCTGCAAAAGCACCTCGGCAAAACCCGCGCCGAACTGCGCAAAATGGCGGAGCAAGGGCAATTAACCGCCGAAGTTATCATGCAGGCGGTGGCGGCATCGTCTGAGGAGATCGAAAAACAATATAGTCAAATGCCGAAGACTATCGGGCGCTCAATCAACGAGTTATCCAACGCATGGATGCAATTTATCGGCGCAACCGATAACACTTTGTCGGCATCAAGTATTGTGTCGTCCGGTATTTCCACGCTTGCGAGCAATTTCAATTTACTTGCCGGTGCGGCGTTAATTGTTGCCGCGGCAATCGGTGTGCGCTTAGTTAGTGCATACGGCGCAAAACTGGTCGCTATGGGCAAGCTAACCGCCATGACGCTGTGGTTTAACCGCACTTTAACCGCGCGGGCGACAATCGAGGCTAAAGCGGCGCAAGCCGCGTTAGTCATGGCGCGCAACACCGAGGCGGAAGCTGCAGCCACAGCACGCCTTGCCGCCGCAAACGAAGTATTAAAGATCGCCGAGGTGGGACGTGGTGCAAGCCTGGGTAAAGGGATTGGTAGCGGATTGCTGGCGCTTACCGGCGGACCGGTGGGGCTGGCGATTACGGCATTGCTCGGCTTGGTTGCCGCCTATCAGCACATCAAAGACCAGGAAGAGCAATTAGAGCAAGCATACCAACAATCTGCCAAAAGTATCGAGGAGAACATTGCTAAAACCGAGGCGCTACTTGAGGCGCGCCGCAATCTTGGCGAGTTTGGCGGGTTTGATGACCGGTTAATACAAGCGGATAACAACACTAAAGCGATTGAGGAGGCGATTGCCGCGCTGGATAAACTCCGCGAGCGCAAAAAATTGCTTGAGGGTATTTTGTTGGCATCCGATACGGACATTTGGGGACAAGGCAAAGAGTTAGACGAGGTCAATGCCAAAATCGCCGACCTCGAAAACAATCTCAAACGCTTAACGGAGACAAGTGGCGAACTCTCGCAAGATATTGCCGAGCAATATCGTCGCGCTTTTGACGCAGCGATTGAGTCGGGTGGCGAGCTTGCCGACAAACTCAAAGCCATCGGCGGTCCGGATGTCGCCGAAGCGCAGGAGTTGTTGCGCAAAGAAATCAACAAAAATCAAGCCGAGCTGGTCGCTATGCAAGACGAGCTGGGCAAACTTGAGACTAAGCTGCGCACTGACATCAGTAACGCAAGCTTAACCGCTATCGAGCGATTGGAGCAATTTAGAGACCGCGCGATTGACGCGGCGAAAAAGGCGGGTAACGCCGGCTCGTTTTTAGATCCGTTTATCGCCAAGCTTGAGACCGTGATCGGCTTGCAAAAAGAGTTGGAGCAAATCAAACAGGACAAAGATAACGACAAGTATTTGGACAACCTGCGCGAGCGGCAAGCTACGCAAAATATGACCACCGCCCAAAAAATCAAGCACGATAACCGCAAAAAAGGCTTAACCGGCGATAAGCTCGCCGAGGCGGACGCCCTTGCCGACCAAATCCAAGCCGGCGAGAAGAAAGGCAAAACCGCCAAAACAGGACGGACGGCAAAAGCAAAAGAATACGACGCGGCAAGCAAAAATCAGCAGCTTAATATCCAATATCTGCGTCTTACCGGACAGGCGGTCAAGGCTAATTTAACCGATATCCAAGGCAGATATAACCAACTGCTTGCCGAGTTTACCAAGCACTCCAATGTGGACGGCATTAACTTAATCAAAAAAATCCTGCCGCTCGAAGAAGCCAAGGTGCAGGTTGACGGCATCCAAGCCGAGATTAACAAACTATTTAGCAATCAATCCGCGCAGGAGCAACGTATCCAGGCGCAGGTGCAAACCGGCTTAATTACGCACTTAGAGGGACAACGTCAGCTCAAAGAGGTGTATACGCAGACGGTCGCAGAAATTGAAAAGCAAATCCCGCTACTGGAAAAGCTGGCGCAAATGCCCGGCGCACAAGGCGAGCAGGCGCGCGCTATGCTTGACCAAATGAAAATCAAAATCGGCGAGTTAAAAAATGCCGGTAATGACTTAGAGAAAGCGTTTAAGGACGGCCTTACCCAAGGTATCCAAACATCGCTCGTCGGTCTTGCCAACGGCACCATGACGCTCAAAGACGCCATCAAAAACTTAGCGACGACGATTGTAAACTCAATGGCGCAGATTGCCTCGCAACAACTTGCCATGCAAGCCAGCAGCGCGATTAGCGGCTGGTTTGGCGCGGCAGCAGGTGCGGCAAGCGGTGCAGTAACCGCGGCTACCGGCGGTTATATCAGCGGACCGGGTACGGGGACGTCGGACTCTATCCCGGCACGCCTGTCAAACGGCGAGTATGTGGTGCGGGCGGCAATGGTATCGCACTACGGCGTAGGCTTTTTGCACGCACTCAACCGTGGACAATTACGCAAGTTTTCCACCGGCGGGCTGGTCTCCCAGCCACCGGTGCCAAGTTACCGTGAGCCAGGCTTAAGTGACAAGCTACGCAACGGTCAAGCCGGTATCAATGTGAGCGCCCCGCCGGTATCAATCCAGCAGACGCTTGCTGTTGATAGTGCAGAGTTATTTACAGCCGGTATCAACACGACGGCGGGCAGTCGCGCAGTGATGACGCTCATCCGCGCCAACAAACAAACGATTAAACAGGATTTAGGAGTATAGGTATGGCATATCAAACCGGCACAGCGCAGCACGAGCGTGATTTGTTGGACAAATTAAATAAATTTTTGACTACCGATCCGACCTTGGTCGCCAACGGGCAGGCGTGGACGGTGTTGGTTGACCGCACCATCCCCGCAACAACCACACAAAAAGCAATCCGCCAGATTGCATGGAAATCCACCGGCACGGGCATTGAGCAAGATATTTATATTTGTGCGTCAACCACAAATTTAATTGCAGATGATACTTATAACCTCAACTTTTGGGGTGGTACGTTTTTTAACGAGCATTTTGTGACGTCAACTGATATTAGCAAAGGCTTGATTAATCCGTCGCAGGGAGTGGCAGTTTTTGCCGATAACCGCCCGATTGAGTACCACTTTGTGGCGGATGGACGCTGTTGCAAGATTGTGACGCGCATTTCCCAAATTTGCTCTAGTGCTTACCTGGGTTTTATTCTGCCCACTGTGCCACCGACCGAATACCCATATCCGCTTTGTGTAGCCGGTTCTTCTCCGATCGTGGATGAAAATAACCGCGATATCCGGGTGCGTTACTCGGAAAATAACGAAAAGCATTCTTCGATTGTTAATCCGTTGTACGGTAATTGTTGGTTGATTACACCCGACCAAACTTGGCGTGATTTTTACGGTAAAGATTACAAGCGATTAAAGCCTGACTCCGACAATCAGTATTTGTATCCGATCGCTAATTTTAGATTTTACTCATCATACCAACAACCCTATATCCTCCAAACTATGGGGGCGGCACCGGGTGGTGAGCATCCGCTTTATCCTGTTGAGTTTTTTAGTTCCAATAATTCTTCTCAAGGCGCTAATAGATGGGGGGTAATGGATGGTGTGTATTGGATACCGGGCGTCCAACGCGCGGCTGGCGATAAAGTGACGCTTGCCGATAATCGCCACGGCATTGTATTTAACGGCGGTTTTCGCGTAACGACTACCGATTATTTTGTGATTGAGACGGGAGTGTAAACAATGGCATATCAAACCGGCAGTGCTAACAACATCACCGAGTTACTGACCAAATTAGCCGATTTTGCCAAAGATTTGGGTTGGGTTGTAGATAAATTAACTGACAAAGAGCTGTATTTACACAACAACGACGGTTACTGGTCGATGATGTTATACAGCAATAATAAATTTTACACCTATGTAAATACCGGATTTGACAAAGATAAAAGCGCAGATGCACAGCCGGGTACCAATGCGGATGCAAGTCGCGCTTACCGCAAAATTGAGACGGCAACGACTCAACTACATTTGGGCAATTACGTCTCTTATGACTTTTTTGGCGCAGAACGCTATCTACACGTTGTGGTGCAAATTAGCGCAGAAAAATTTCGTCACTTTGGCGTTGGGACACTGGATAAAGAGGGCGAGTATGTTGGCGGGCAATACACTTACGGCACATTTATCACCGATAATTATGGGCATTATCAAAATCCCGACCATGCTTACGGATTTAGCAACGGCGCAGACGGTAATCAAGCCGTGGTACGTGCTGACGGTATTAGCGGCGACACAAAGACGCCGTGGTATTTTGCGCCGACCGGTATTAATGATTTTCGTGAGGTATCTGACGCCGAAAAAGGCAAATATCTACTCTCTCTTGGGCGAGCGTCGATGTATTATGAAGCACGCACACATCATCCTGATAATTTATTGGTTGTGTATAGCCAATCAAAATTCGGGCAAGCGCTTATCCCCTGCCCGCATAGTTTAATTGCGCACGGTATTGACGGAGTGTTCCGCCGGCTTGGTATTTTGCCGGACCGATACGAGTGTACCATGCGAGATGTTATGCCACGTCAAATTTTATCAATTAACGGCGATAAATGGATGATTATCCCGAGTGCGCAATATGATGGTCGTAATGCTAGTTATATTGAGAAGGGTAAAAATAACTCCGGCCTCCAGGGCGTGGCGTATCGCATTATTGAGTAGGCATTATGGCTGATATTACTGCATATAAGATCACAACCGGACAGAGCGCTAAGCTCAAAGATACCGGCTACTTAGACCGCTTAATTACTTATCGCGGAGCGGATAGTCGTATTTTGCAAGCGCCGCGTAAGTTGACATCTGGCAAACTCACGCAAGGCAAAGGCTTGGATTTATCGCAAGCCACCCGTGCGTATATCGTGCCTAACTACTACGCCGACCTGTACAAGCGCATTATCGTTATCCCGCACTTGGTCAACCTAGGCTCTATTAGCACCGAGCAGTCATTCTCGGTGCAGATCTGGAACGCTAACCGCGAGACGGTCAAGCTGTTATCGGTCACGGTTGACGGTGGCGAGGGCATTACATTAAGCGGACCGACGCCGCCCGCCACATTTAACGGGCTTGCGCTCAAAAAATGGCAGGTAACGGTCGGTATGACCGGTCCAGCAGTGATTGATTGCACAGTAACATTTAAGTTTTTGGGCAAAAATCCGGTTACGCTCAAAATCACCGGCTTGCGCTCCACCGATTGGTCGTTTGCGCCGGATTGGAGCGATGACGTCACCGAAAATCTCGAATTTTTGACCCGTGTCCATCAATCTATTACTGGCGCGGAGCAACGTATTGCGCAACGCTTAACGCCGCGTCGCACGTTTGAGTTTAAAGTCACTATGACCGACGTGGAGCGCCAGCGCTTTGAGAGCGCCCTCTACGCCTACGGCTCACGGGTTTGGTCAATGCCGGTATTTACTGATTGTGCTTACTTGAGCGCTGATGTTAAGGCGGGAGCGTTGGATTTACCGCTTAAGACCAGTGGTTATGATTTCTTTGCCGGTGGGCGGGCGTTACTGGTCAGCGGCAACACCCGCGAAATGGTTGAGCTGACTGATGTGCAAGCTGACAAAATGACCGTCAAACGCGCAATCGTCGGCAATTTTGACCGCACTTTGACACAGGTTTATCCACTGCGCGCGGCAGTCTTAACCGATATGCCGCAGGTAACGCACTTAAGCGATGGTGTCTCTACGGCACAAGTGCGCTTGCAAATCCACGAGCATAACCCGTACGCCGATGACATCGCACACCTGCCGACGTATCGCAATCACCCGGTGCTGGAGCCAACATCCGAGTGGTCAGAGGATATTACCGCACAATATCAGCGGCTGATTAAGCAATTAGACAATCAAACGGGGCTACCGTATTACTTAGATACGGCACGCAAGGCGTTCCAAGTGACCGCCCCCCCCCCCTCTGCGGGGGGGGGGGGGGGCGGGGGGGGGGGGCGGCGGCGACTGCGCCAGCTGTTTTATTACCTGCGCGGGCGCCAGCGCGCAATTTGGGTGGCAACGGCAAGCACAGATGTGACACCAGTCGCCGACATCAAAGGCAAAAGTATTGATATAGCACACATCGGCTACGCCTCCGCATTGCAAAAACAAGTTGGACGGCAAGATATCCGCATTGAGTGCAACGACGGGCAAATATTTTATCGGCGCGTTGTCTCGGCAAGCGTGTTAGACGCCCAAACCGAGCGGCTGGCACTGGACGGTGACACGCTGGCAATCCCGCAGAGCAATATCGCCAAAATATCATGGTTGACCTTGTCTCGGCTTGATAGCGATACCGTAACTTGGACGCACCACACCGACGCCGACGGCGCAGCAACCATTGCGGTGAGTTTCCGCGGCGTACGGGATGAGCTGGAGCCGTGATTTAAAGCGGGTTTAAACGGGATTTAAATGGGGATTAATAATGAGTTATCAAGACAAAATTAACTCGGCGGCAGACGCCCAACCGATTAATTTGTATCAGTTTAGCTTAGGCGACAACGAAAAGATTTGGCGATTTTGTGACGCCGACCAAGATATTGAGATAAATGGCGAGAAATGGGTAGCGCAAGCAATTAGCGACGGCGGGCGCAATACCGGGCAAAACGTTACAGTGATAATGCCGAGCAATAACCCGGTGGCGCAGCTTTATCGCGGTATCGCGCCAAGTCAGACGGTTAAATTAATGATTATGCGTCTGCATTGGCAAGAGGCGGAGATTCGGGTTGTTTGGGTTGGCACGATTATCGAGGCTAAACGCCCGGACGTGCATAAGACAGAGCTGGTCTCGGCGGGATTATCTAAGACCATGGAGAGCGCCGGTCTGCGGCTTACTTGGAGCCGCAACTGCCCTTATACCCTGTATGACGTGGACTGCAAAGTTAATCCCAAAAACTTCGTGGTCGCAGGCTTAACGATTAAGGCACTTAACGGCGCTACGATTACTGTTGACGCGCCGGATAATCTGCCACAAGGCTGGTTTAATGCCGGCTTTATTGAGTGGACAAACGATGGCGTGCGCGAGGTACGTGCGGTGACCGTTCACCAAAATAACCAACTGACGCTCATGGGTGGCACGCAAAAATTGGCGGTTGGCACGGTGATTAAGGTGTACCCGGGCTGCGACGGCAGAGCCAGTACCTGTCTCAAAAAATTTAATAATATGCTTAATTTCGGGGGCATACCGCACATGCCTAATAAATCGCCGTATGATGGCACACGGATATTTTAGGGAGGGATTTATGTTAGTGATTACGGGGATTGTGATTAAGTTTTTACTGTTGATTATTGCAATTTTTGCGCTGTTCCGCTTTTGCAAATTCGACATCGCGCACTTGCGCTATTTCGGACCGGCAGGCGCGGTGATGGCGTTAAGAGATCGGGAGGATAAATAGATGTTTGCTGCAGTGGGTTGGGCGATTGTCCGCTTTGTCGTCGTATTGGTCGCCTCTTATCTCATTAACCAGACGCTCGCCAAGCGCCCGAGCAGCCAGTCTCCGGAGGCGGCGAACGCCAAAGACTGGAATTTCCCGCAAACTGACGAGGGGGTGCCGCAGTGCGTATTTTTTGGCGATTGCTGGACTGAGGATTGGCAAGTGTTAGCGTACGGTAATTACCGCACGACCGAGATTAAAAAAGGATAATTGAGCAATGACGGATTTAATTATTACTATGCAGGATATGCGCCGTGTCGGCTTCTGCGTGGACGGCGTGGCGGCGTTTTTTGAGCGTGAGTGCTTAGATTACACCGACTTTTTGCAGCACGGCATTGGCGCGGACAAACTCTTAGCAACGGGCAGTGTGTTTGCTCGCAAGTGCGTTAATGCGGCGATTGCGGCTAACGCACAAGCTACGGAGGATAACTAATGGGGGGCAAACGCGGCGGCGGATCCGTTACCGTCGGTTATCGCTATTACTGGGATATCCACTCCGGGCTTGGTCGCGGACCGATTAATGAGATTGTAGAGTTACGGGTTGATGACAAGACAGCCTATGTCGGCACGCCCGGCGAAATTACCCGTTCGCAGGCAATTTATATCGACAAACCGGGGCTGTTTGGCGGTGACAACACGGGCGGCGAAGGCGGTATTCAGGGACGCATGGAGATTTTGATGGGCGAGCCGGATCAAAAACCAAGCAAAATGTTAATCAATCTGCTCAAAGGGATCCTTAATCCGTCAATCGTCGGCATTAACAGTAAGTGGTCAAAATTTCTCCGCGAAAAAAGAGGGATATATAGCGAGCGGGATAAATTTTTCCTCGGTAAAGAGGTTATTCCGGGCGAGGTCGCGCCGGATGACATGATACCGGGCTTTCGCGGCATCGTAAGTACGGTATTTAGCGGGCTTATCAGTTGTTATAACGCGTACCCTAAAAAGCACTCTTACCGCGTGCGGCGCAATGATAAAGGCTGGCACCAAGGCACGGTGTGGTACGCCGAAAAAGCCCGCATTATGCTACGCAACGACAATCTCAAGATTAAGGGATTGACAGCCGAACAAGAAGAAAATATACGCCAAATCCATGCCCAAAATCCGGCACATATCTTGGTTGAGTGCGCGACAAACAAGAGTTGGGGCGGTAAAAAAGACATTTCGGAGCTGGACATCGACAGCTATAAAAAAGCGGCGGATACGCTGTTTACCGAGGGGTTTGGCTTGTGTTTGCGTTATAACCGGCAGGACTCCATTGAGACGTTTATCAAGCAGGTGGTTGACCATATTGGCGCCATTCAGTTTGACGACGTGCGCACGGGTAAACAGGGCTTGCGGTTGTTGCGTAACGACTACAATCCGCAGGACTTACGGCTGTATCACTATGACAACGGTGTTTTAATGGTGCAAGATGATGATAGCGCAGCAACGGATACGGCAGCCAATCAAGTGGTGGTTAAATACCGCGACCCGGTCACCAATCGCGACGACCAGGCGATAGCCAACAACATTGCGGCAGTGCAAATGCACGGCGTAATCAGCAAGACGACCGAGTACAAAGGTATCCCAACCTTTGATTTGGCGGCGCGGGTGGCACAACGGGACTTGGAGATGGTCGCGAGCAGTCTCATGCGTATTAAAGTTGTGTTCGATATGCGTGGTGCGGATTTAACGCCGGGCGATGTGATCCGCTTGCAACTGCCGGACCGCAACATTGAGGACGTGGTATTCCGCGTGCTGCAAATTGACAATACGACTAACGAGGGGGAGTTTTTGGTGACCTGTATGCAGGATGTATTCGGGCTGCCGGCAGCTAACTACTCTACTAATAAGTCGGAGTCGTTGTATATTCCGCCGGATTACAGCGCTAAACCGGCACCGGCAAGCCGTTTAATGGAGGTGCCGTATCATTTAATGCCGCTCATTTTAACCGACGCAGAACGCGCATTTATTAAGCAGACCGATTGCTTTGTGTGGTCGCTGGCGTCCCAGCCGACTGCGCTTTCGGTGAGCTATGACTATTTAGTCGATGTGGGCGCCGGTTTTGCGCAGGTCGCCGAGGGATCATTTACCCCGTCGGTGTTAATTGCCGATGACATCACGCCATATCAAACCCAAGTACGGTTTGTGATTGACGGGGATTACTCGGGACTTGCCGGCGCGGAAGCATTGTTGATTGATGACGAGATTGTAAAAGTCGAGGCGGGGGGGTTTTAA